TCGATCATCGTGGAGTTTATCATACCGTTAGTAATAACTTCTTTTTGAATAAAAGGTATATGGATCGTGCTGGTACACTAATGAGTGTGGTGCGCCACGAAGGATGGCATGCTGCTCAAGATTGTATGGCTGGAACTATCAAAAATAGTATGATTGCTATCATCAAATCAGAAGAGGAAGTTCCTATGATTTGGAAAGAGATGGTGAAACGTACCTATCCGGCACACGCACAACCTTGGGAAGCAGAAGCAACCTGGGCAGGAAAGACTGAAGGTATGACGATGAAAGCACTTCAATCTTGTGCTGCTGGAACGATGTGGACTGACTATGAACCAACTCCAATGACCCGTGAATGGTTAGTTGAAAATGGCTACATCACTAAATAATATCATTCGCTGCAGATAGCGAACAAAACCACCCAAGACAAATCCTTTGAATCAATCCCTCTAAGTCTTACAATGTAGGGTTTGTTGTTGGAAAACTATTTTTACATATGACACATTTAACGAGAGATGTGTTAATCAAGAAAATCGTTGCCGACGAAATGGTTGGTCTCGGTGGAACTGATTACATCCAGAACTTAAAAAGTGCATATCACAAATGGGAACACGAATCAAGTGATTCCCTTTGTAGAAAATACAATCAAATACAAAACGCGAATATCTCTGTAGAGATTCTTGAACCCTAAATAAAGTTGCCTTACTCTAATTCAATGGAATCTAATCCAAAGAAGAGAGAGGAAGCCAAACAGAATAAGTTTGACTGGGCAGACGAAGGTCTGTCGGCATTGGTGCGCGTTGTTATTCTTTCGTGGTCTGCAGCAATACTCACTTTAAATTATGTGACTATTCCTGGTGTCCCTCAAAAGAATATCGATCCCACGTTCATAGCCTCAGTTTTTACCGGAACTTTAGCTACGTTCGGGGTTGTTCCAGCAAAGAAAGACAAGAAAGAAGATGATAAGAAAGAGGTGGAGAAAAAGGAAAAAGTAGACTAATTGAGGTTAGTTATGTCTCTGATTAATAGACAAGATAATTCTACACCATTACCAACTGCTACACCATCAGCACCAAAGCGTAGTCCATTTAAATGGGTTGCTCTGGGTGTTGGTGGTGTTTTTGCTGTTGCTCATATTGGTGTATTAGGTCACCTGTTAAAGAAGGAACCGCCAGTTCAACAAGTTCCTGCAATCAATATTCCTAGAGGACCATATTCTTCTTACAAAATTCAAGCAGGTAAGGATGGATATACGATTGAATATCGTGCTAATGATCCTAAAATTTTAGAGTCTGAAAAGTCTTTAGATCTTGACCGTGAAAAGAAAGGACTCTTTGGCGGAGGAACTGAGCAGCGAACAGAGTATCGCCGTGACCAGTACACAATGGAAGGTGTGAGGAATATGGGAGGTGCTGCAATAGGTGGCGAGGGAAAGTCTGCAAAAGACGTAGAGTGTTTGATCGCGGACGCTGGAGCACGGTCACAAGGTGCAATGGCGGGAACCGCAATTAGCACTGGAGTTCTTGTTCCTGCAGTTATGAACATCCCATACATTGGATGGTTAGCAGCAGGTTGGGCAACTCTGTTAGGAAAACAGGTAGGTGAATCTGTTGGATCTGAAGTTGGTTCTGCTTTCAATGATTGCTGATGAACCTTGTACTTCGCCCATTAAATGATATTAATGACGTAACTTGGAGTATTATCATTTCAATATTAATACTCCTTGCTGGCGTTGCTTACTACATATATACAATTATGAAACTTGCATATTCGGAGTTGGAAGATGCCGAACCAGATCGAACTGAAGGATGCGGAACAGGATCAGGAGATAGCACTTCTGAAACATAGGGTCGAACAACTTGAGAAGAGTGGTGACACTTCTATGGTTGATGAACTTCGAGACCGTGTTCGTAAACTTGAGAAGTGGGTATGGGGTGCAGGTGCTGTTGTTACCGCAGCGATTACTTTATTAGGAATAGTAATGGCGGCAGACGCCAAGGAGATGAACTATGGGAGCAATGACCCCGCCAAGCAGGAAGTCGTGTTACAACTTTCGAGTAATTGAAATCAACAGAGTTGTTGATGGAGATACTATTGATGTTACAATCGATTTAGGATTCGATCTTTTTAAAAAAGAAAGAGTCAGAGTTGCTGGTGTTGATACACCAGAAAAACGTACAAGAGATCTTGAGGAAAAGGAATTGGGTTATGATGCAACAAATTGGATTAAAGAACATCTTGACGCAGCTATTGCTGGAGAAGAAGATCTTGTTATCCGAACTGAGCTTGTGGGTGGAATGGGCAAGTACGGCAGACTCCTTGGATGGTTATACATTGGAGACCAAGAAACTTCCCTTAATGAACAAATGATTGAGGAAGGATATGCTTGGGCATATGATGGTGGAACTAAGCAGAAAAACTTTGAAGAACTTAGAGAAATTCGTCGTGCTAAAGGTACGTTAATCTAATGCAAAAAATAATCAATGTACTCGCGTTGTCGTCTTTTGTTGTATCTGCTGCCGTTGTTAGTGGCGGCACTTGGTTATATCTTAACAAGGACGGGTTAGTCGAAAGAGCGAGAGAAAGAGTTGCAACAGCAGCAACAGAAGCAATTGCAGGAGCACTTCCTGGGATGTTAGATGCGGCGATGCCTGAAATGCCTAAGGTAACAGGTGGTATAGTTCCTATGGGGGAGGGTGGTCCAAGACTTCCTTGATTTATGGATATTCCAAATATTGATGCTGGTGTAAAGGATATTCAAATTCCTGATATAAGAGGCACCAGTTGGTTGATTGAAAATCCACCTCTAGCAATTCCAATTTACCCACCTGTAACGACACAGGTGGGTGTTCCAATTGTCAATATTCCTGGATGTGTAGAAGCTAATAAGGATAGTGGTGAGAATGAGAATTTAAAGAATGAGGATAATGATGGTAATCGCGTCTACTGTGATGCGGGAATGCCTTCATTCAATCCTATGGATTATGATACTTCAAAGTTAGACTTAGAACAGGAAACTCCTAAACCACCTCCAGTAAAATCACCAGAAGCACCCGAACCTAAAGCACCAGCAACACCAGAAGTTCCTAAACAAATCGAAAAGGCACAAACTTGTCCCACAAGAGAGCAGGAATTAAAAAACCCTATAGGAAAAATCCTAGAGGGTAATAAGAAGATTACTGGATATGAAATTGTAGGTAAAGAATGTTTGATGGTTACAGAGAATCTGAACATTCCAGATCAAATCATTGGAAATATTCCTAGTGCTGGTGCGGTGACCGCCACGGCTTCGATTGCTGTAGTTGCGACGACATCTGCCCTGCTCGCAAAGCCTCTTGCTGATCTTTTGTTAAAAGTGGTGAAACCGACTGTGAAGAAGGTAATGAAGAAGATTGCGACCTTACGGGGTAAGAAGATCCCGGTACAATCGAGAGCGGAGCGCCTAGCTGAGCAGCGTCAGAGGAACCGCGCTGTGAAGGAGTTGAGGTCTGTTCGTCCTTTGAAGAAGTAGGGGGAATGGTGTGTCGGTGTGGTTTAATCTCAGTTATATTATTAACCACAACATCAGCACATATTGCCGCATAGGGACTCCGTGGATGAAAGCGGATTCCAGATTTTAACAATTGTCCACAATTTTTCAATCTTGCAATCTCAAAATCTAATCTTTTGTTTGCAAGTAATTGTGCTTGTAAAGCCGTATTAGTATCTGCCGCTTTTTTACATCTTGCTTGTAATCCTCCATCAAGAGGGATAGAAATAGTTGCTGATAATCCAATGTTTGTACTAATGTTATCTTGTTGACCTGTTCTGACCGGTTTATCCCAGACGACTCTACCTGGATTGTCTGGGATACCATCTCCAACAATCTCATCAACTGTGATGGTCATATCACTACCATCAGGAAACCAACGAGTAGTTTCACCAGCATCATTTACATAAGTTCTATCATCGTACCAAGGTTCCCAAGGATAGTTTTTGACGTTCTTTTCAACTTGAACAGTTCTACCAATAAAATCCCTCATATCATATTGAGGTTCAAAATATCTACTTTGAAATGGATCTTGAGTGCTATGTCCTCTTGTGATGAATGGTGTTATATTCATCGTGGGACCTTGACAACTAATACCGTTTCCGTAAGTGTTAGTGATATATGGACCTTGCAATACCTGGATTGCCTGGTTTGTCACAGAACCAGAACTATTAGCAATAGGATTAGCAGTAGCGGATATGCCGCCAACATTTTCAGCAAGAACCTGAATAGGGGCAAGGATTGACGACGCACTTAAAATTACTGGGTAAAGATACTTGTAGTGTCGGTTACGCTTGTAACCTCTGTTACCCTCTGGATTACGGTCTGATTTGTCATGCCCGGACCAGAATAAGTTTGAGTGAATTGAAACGCTGCTCCTGGATTTGTTATTGTGAAGTTTGCGTTTCCGAAATCTGCGGAGGTCTGAGTGCTTGTTACTTGACCCTCTACTTCTCCCATTGGAGTTACCGTCACAGTATTCTGTGTCGATACTGGATTTAATTTCTGCCCATTGTTGGACACATTGTTGCCAGATACTGAGTATTGCCATCCTGTTGAATAATCTATTGAGTTAATCGTTTCAGTGACCCTAGAGGTCGTTTCTGTGTGGCTAGTCATGGAGCCTTGGGTAAAGTTTGGCACAACCGGAACAGAATGTCCTGGTTGCACCAAACCATGTATAATTCCAAGAACCAATCCAAGACCGATTGCTTCTTGTATTCTAGTCATCAGTCAATTACCGTAATTTCCGAGACAAATTGTCCAGTAGCAGTAGTACCAGCTCCGCCAGCCGTCAGAGTAAGCGCACCACCGGTGGAAACAGTACCTGCCAGATCACCAGCAGAACCAGCAGCATATGAGGTCTGACTGGAGAAGTTACCAACAGCACCTACAGCTGCAGCTGAAGTTGGAACTGCATCACCTTGAAGGTAAGAGGTGCTAAAGGAGAATGCTTCCCCTGCAGTTTTTTGTGTTGCTGAAATTGCACCAGGAGCATAGATACCGCTGGTAATTGTACCAGTAGAAACTGTTCCTGCTGTGGTTCCGTCCGTAGTATTTACGTTAGACCCGGATATACTGTATTGGGAACCCAAGCGAGTTGCAGTGGTTCTTGCACTATCTACAGTTAATTGAACACTAGAAGACATTCTATGGACAAGACCACCAGCATTAGCTGCGCTTGTTGTCATCAATATCATTCCAAAAGCTAGTAATGCTTTTTTCATACTCCTGTGCTATAGTTGTATGGCTCTATTTAGTGAGAAGAACTCTGTATCATAATGTACGATAATGTAATTGATAAGAATATCTTCCCAAGTTTCGTATGTTCTTGTATTCCACAGATTGATATGATGAGTCAATTATTGGAAGCATATGATATTAGGCAGGCATATCCATCAGAGAATATGTCGAATGAAGGTGGATATCATTCTCCAATATTTACTAAAGAAAAATTCTTCTTACTTAGAGACGTTGTAGAAGATTTTACTAATGATCTTTTGGAACAAAAAAGTCTTGGAGGTAAGGTAGCAAAGATTGAGTATTGGTGCAACATTAATAAGTTATATAACTATAATGTAATGCATATGCATGGTCGTGCAGATTTAATCGGAATCTATTACATTCAGACATCAACAAACTCTGGTGATTTTGTTGTTATGAGAAATGATGGGTCTCAGTATTCAAATCTGTATGAAAACCGAGCTGATATGCTAGAATATATCATCGAACCTGAACCAGGTCGATTGTATGTTCTCCCAGGACATCTCTGGCATTATGTTACCGCCAGTAATAGTCAAAAGGATCGAATTTCTGTTTCATTCAATATCTACCTATGATTACTAGAGCACTTGCAGCACTTAAAGAAGTTTTTATCCCGAAGTCAGAGATTGACGAAGAAGACCTTGAGTGTTCCGTCGATGATACTTCTATCGACTGTGGAGACCTTCAGGAAAATTATGATGAAGGAGAATCATTCAAGCAAGATGCAATTAACTACTACACTGGTATTCCTGCCCCCGATTATCTCCAAGATGACCCTTGGTTTTCCGCTCCCGTCTTGTCTGAGAAACAAGTAACTTATAAAGAAGCACATGAACAAGCAGTAGCAGAACAACAAATTCTTGATGAGTCTGCAGAGGGTGAGTCTTCCGACATTCATCAAAAACTTTATGATCTTGCTACCGCAAACTGGAACACTGTAGCAGAAGCACAGGCACAGTATCAGGGAGGTTCTGAGAACTTCCATGAAGGTCCTGGTGGATGGAACTCTGGAAACGGTTTTAGTAGAGTCTCAGGTTGACAATGTAACCCACATCACTTATAATATGTGGGTTGAGAGGCAAAACCGTAAGAGGGAACGACAAACTGTTCTCCGCCTCTCTCATGACTCAATAGCTCAGCTGGATAGAGCAACTGCCTTCTAAG